TAAAATCGTATTCTGATCTATAAGCAAAAGAAATACCAGCACCAGCAGTACCATCATTTCTAAATGACTTTGTTCCAATCTTAAGTGGTGAAGATACAATGGTAGAACCTCCTCCCACATAAACTGGAGACACTCCAAACTTTGCATCATCAAAATTAGTATCAAAAGTATTTCTTAAGATAACATTATCCCATTCAGTATCTGCAGGAACAGAAACTGGAGTACCTGAAGAAAGAACAAATTCTCTCCAAGCACTTCCATCATAGAAGAATGGTGCTCCACCAATTCTCTTAATTTCTCCTACTGTTCCTGATGTTCCTACAATTGTCGCATTATTTGTTACAAGTTTTACACCACCATCAACAGAGACAGTTCCACCTATTGATACATTTGAACTTAATGTGGAAATGCCAGAAACATTTAAACTCCCACTAACTGTAAGAGCACTTGTTGGATTTGTGGTTCCAATACCGACATTAGAAAGTGTATGAATACCTGCTGCTGTTTGTTGCCAGTATGATTCTCCACCTCCTCCACCACCAGATCCGGCAGGACCTTGGGCACCTGTTGCACCTTGTGCTCCTGTAGATCCTTGAGCACCTGTTGCACCCTGTGCTCCTGCAGATCCTTGTGCTCCTGTTGCACCTTGAGGTCCTGTTCCTCCAACTGATTGAGGATTTAGAGTTGTGAGATTCCCAAAAGTAGAATAAATTTCATTAAAATTTTGATTGATCTTAGATGCACCAGATCTGAGTGAATCTCCAGTTCTATCGTTAGCAGATGATCCTATGTTTATATTTTGCTTTGCCATCTATTTGGGGATACCTTTGAAATATTTATAATTCAGTATCAAAAGTAATTTCAGAAGAATCAAATTTGACTTCTATTGAATCAAAACTCATTGGATATGAAAAGTTATCTTCAACTACAGTTTCTGCAGTAGCAGTGGCAGAAGAAACTCCAGGAGGAGCAGAGAATGTTACTGATGGAACAGTTGTATATCCTTGTCCAGCATATGTTAGTGTTACTATTCCAATACTGCCTGCAGTTGCAATGCCAACTATCGCCTTAGCACCAGATCCTCCTCCACCACTAAATGTGACTGTAGGAGGATTCAGAGGATTATATCCACTTCCAGCATCTTCAATTAAAATTCTTTCAATACTATATCCAGAAGTTAATCTTCTAGAACTAGTTAAAACTCCAACAAAAGATGGTTTTGTTGAAGAAATTCCAGAAACACTGATTCTTGGAGCAGATGTGTATCTAGAACCATTGTTTATCATTTGAACATACTGAACACCACCAGTGACAATTCCAGTATATGCTGTTGCAGTTGCTCCCAATCCTGCAACCTTAATTACTGCACCATATCCAAGATCTTTAAAGTTGTCATCAAGATCAAGAATTCCTGTTGAAATATCCTCATCTTCATATTCAAACAGTTCACATTTCAGTTCATAAACATAATTCTTTTGAAGTTGGAAAAATGGCTTTCTATTTTCAACATACTTAATTTCCATCACACTGTCAGACAGTGGGATATAAAGTAAGTCCCCCTCATTAGGTCTTTTTGTTTGAGGAACATCTGGTATTGCTTTTACCAATTCTGCAATATAAAGTTCAAATCTTTCTTTAGAAATGACTAATGACATTTCATCAGAAATTCTAATTCCAAACTTAGATAGTGCTATACTATTATTATCAAATCCTTCATAGTTTACTAAATATGCTTCTATTGGAAAGGCATGATTGAACTTAGAGAACAAAACTTCTCTAATTACTTTTCCTTTGGTTATGTATTGTCTTGGCATATAGTAAACTTCTATGCCATACATTCTCAACTGCTCGTTGATTAGGTCTTGAACAAGACCTTGTTCAGAACTAGTTCCTTGTATGAAAAATGGATTTAACATATTATCCTATCATATCAAATGGAGCAGTTTCATATTCTGACATCATTCTTTGTCTTATATCTTCTAATTCTTTTACTGCATCATCATATATTTGTCTTCCATTGAGTTCAACACCACCAGGAAGTTTAACCCCATTAAATTTGATTAAATTTTGACCCCACTGCTTTTTAATCAATGATGTTAGATACATTTTTAAGAATGAATCATTATATACTTTAGTAAAATCTGTTGGATCTAAAATTCTATAGCATTCCATAATCAAATATTGATCTTCCTTCAGAGTATCCCAACTAATATCTAAGTATAATCTATTTTGTCTTTTATTAAATCTTATTTGCTTCTGAGGGTTGACTATCCAATCAATATCCTCCAGGTATCTTTTGGTTACAAAATAATTTAAGAGTTCTGTAGAACTAAACCAGTAAATATCATTTAAGAACAACTGATAATTTACATTGAATAAATTGGATGTAATAGTTCTATTATCTAATTTGAATACTCTTTCTATTCCAATGACAGCATCTGGAACTTGAATATAATTTGAGTTTTCTTCCCACCCAAATGTTCCAATTCCAGATGTGGCATATGTAGTCACTATCCCTACAGACTTATCACCACCTCTTGCTCTTCCTCTATCAATGTCTTCCTGTGTAATTTTATATTTCAGGAACATTTTTTCTACACCATCAAAATGCCTTTCATTAAAATATTGAAGGGCATCATCTAATCTATCATCAAGTTGTTCCTGAGCAACATTAATTTCCAATACAGGAGCACCAAGTTGCCTTAAGCAATAATCAATTAATTCTTGTCTTGATGCTGGTTTTGCCATTATTCTAATATTTTTTAATTATTTATTCTGGTGACAAAAGATCCAATTTTTGCATAGTTTCTTCAAGACCTAAGTATAATTTTACATAGCATTTGCAAAGGTTTCTCATTAAATCTATGTTAGTGCAAGTATCAAGTTCTCTTGAAATCTTTTCAAATTCAAATAATTTAGACACTGATTCAAGTTTAAAATCTTCATGATCCATTAGTCAATTTCCTCAATAGTTGTTTGATGTCATCCATAGATGATTTTAGTTCAGATAAATCTTCTTCCATCTTTTTTATTTGATGTTTTTGAGAAGATATTTTTTGTTTGGTTCTAATATAATTGTTGTACTCAGTTGAGTCTGTATTCAATATAGCATTAGTTTTGCTATCTCTGATTAAATTTGGAAAATTTTCAACTTTACTAAAATCATCTATCATAATAAAGCAATTCCTCTAAGGTTTCTAATTAAAGGAGATTCTGTTTGATTTGTGCTACTTCCAACAATCTTCAATTTAAATCCAGTAAAATCTGGAAGATTATCAATGGTGAATTCATGTTCTATGAATTCATTTTTGTTGCTAAATCTAACATTAGAATCTGGTCTTCCATCATTATTGTCAGGATCTATGACATTTCCACTTGCATCTAGATTTTTGTAACCTGGGAACAATTCCCAAAGCTTGTCTTCATCTGTAACATCATTTCTATAGATCTTATATAAAACTCTAATGTCAGTATCCTTTGGTTTATATGCATCAAATATAACTTTTAATGAATTTGCAGATTGAACCAAATTAATTCTTTCTGTCACATGAATAAATGTATGTGGATCATCTGTGTTTGAACTTACTGAATTATTAGTTGAATAGTTATTTAAATTTATTGGTCTGTCAATTCTATAAGCAGTTGTCTTAACAGAAATCTCTTCAAGGTCAATGATTGGAGAAATATTTTCATTATTTGTAGACAATGTTAAATCTACTGTTATAGATTTTTTGCCTGGCCATGTAGTGAATGTTAAGAAGAACTCTTCATTTGGCTCTGATGCTATCATTCTAAGATTTTCAAATGTTGTTGGATTTGAAATATCTAAATTAGAATATCCAGTATTAGCAAAAGCAGGCTCACTTCCACTGGCACTAGTTCCTCTCATGGTTCTAATTGTAGCATCAACATTGGTTCCATCTGGAACTAATATAGATTCATTGATAAGTTCAATAGAGTTGAATAATTTATTTCTAGTTGCATATACCTCAGACCCACCTCCAGCAGCAATAGTTGCATTGAAGGTAGTTGTCACTCCAACATAATAAGAATCTATTTCTACAGGATAATCTGAAGAAATTGTGTGC